TCCCTGTCGCATATGAAGACGTCAAGTTCGATGTAGTGGATGGTAAGCACGTGAACATCGAGACTGCCCTAAGTCAGCTAGATCGCTACAAGTTGATGATGGATAACTACGTGGACCACAACTGCTCCATCACCATCAGCTATGACCCAACTGAGATCCCTGGCATCATCGAGTGGATCTTGGCCAACTGGGATATCTACGTCGGTGTGTCATTCATCTACCGTAACGATCCTACTAAGACCGCTGCGGACCTAGGTTATGCCTACCTCCCACAAGAGGTGGTAACAGAAGAGAGCTACTTCGAATATGCTAATTCGTTGTGGCCTGTGGATCTTGCTAACCTCAAGTCTGACGACGACCTGTTAGACGAAGGCTGCACAACAGGTGCTTGCCCTATCCGTTAACGACCAGCGAAGGCCCCAATAAAATAATTGGGGTCTTTTGCGTTTAGGGGGTTACGTGCGCTGCGAACACATGGCATTGTAATTTTAGAAACAAACAAAGGACGATCACAATGACAACTATTCGCATCACACATACGAAAAACTGGAAAACATCTGAGGGTCTTAAAGGCGCACAGATCGACACACTACTGTGTAAAGTTATTACGGAAGATGCTCACATGGTTGAGTTCGAAGTTCTTAAGGTTGAGCACTCAGAAAATCCTAATCCATTAGGTGTTAGCCACATGGAGGGCGGTGTGTATATGAAGCGCACAGTTCCTAACTATGAAGGTAAAGCAGGCATGATGCACATCACTAAGGCATAAAGTAACAAACAAAGGATAACGACAATGATTAAAGACTTCACAATAGGCCTACTAATGGGCACAATCGCAACAGCAGCACTCTTGCTGCCACTCATCTACGACTTAGGAGCTTACTAATGCCTGACCAAGATGACCCATGCGACACAATGATGCCACCACCTAAACCAAAGGAAACACAATGACTAAACTAGAAGAGCTCAAGGCTGCTGATGCTAATACTGCTGCTAATGATGCTTGGGATGCTGCTGCTGATGCTAATACTGCTGCTAATGATGCTTGGGATGCTGCTGCTGATGCTAATACTGCTGCTAATGATGCTTGGGATGCTTATGCCGCTGAACTGAAGAAAACAAAGGAACAAACCAATGACTAAACTAGAAGAACTGGGAGCCGCGACCCGCGCTGCTGCTGCTACCCTTGATGCTGCTACCCTTAATGCGACTACTACTGCTGCTGGCGCGGATGATGATGCTTATCATGCTGCTCGTGACGCTTGTGTTATTGCTTATCATGCAGCTTATGCTGCTTCTGTTGCTTATTATGCTGAACTGAATAAAACAAAGGAAACAAACCAATGACAAACATGATCACAACTATCGCAGAAGCCCTGCGTCGCCGTCGTAACATCAACGCGACTATCACTGAACTGCACAAGCTGTCTGATGCTGACCTACATGACATCGGTATCGCTCGCGGTAACATCGAGACAGTTGCTCGCGGCTTAATTGACATCCATCGCACTGTACGGGACACGAACAATGATTGATAAGATCAAACAGATGCACGAGAAGTTCGGCATCACGCACGCTGAGGCTGAGTTCACTAGCGAAGAACGCTTGTTCCGTATCGGGGCAATGCTTGAGGAGCTAAGCGAGTTCACAACATCCAAAACTAAGGAGGACGAATTGGACGCCCTGGTCGACCTAGTGGTCTTTGCACTAGGCACAGCAGAGCGCATGGGCTATGCCACTATATTTGAGCCAGCGTTTAATCGGGTCATGGCATCAAACATGAGCAAGACGCTTGGCGCTAACAACAAGCGGGGCTCATTCGAGATCGACCTGGTCAAAGGGCCAGACTTCAAACCCGCAACACTAACAGACTTATTTAGGAACCGATAACATGACAAACGTAAAAGATACCTTGGCCCAACGTGGGAACCGCTATGGCCGCATGGACCGTAATGCCTTACTGACACAAACCCTGATGGATGAGGTGGCTGTGGCGGCCATCCGGAGCGGCCAGGTGCTCACCCCGATGCACAAGGAATGCTTGCACATGATCATGGGCAAAGTGTCCCGGATGGTTTGTGGGGATCAATTCTACGCAGACAACCCGCACGACATCGCAGGCTATGCTACGCTGCTAGAAGAATACATCAACAACATCAACGCTGAGGAGGAGTAAGCATGGAAATCATCTTGGCATGTGACGCGGAGGGTGGGGTTGCCAAGCAGGGTGTCATGCCCTGGCCCCACCTGGCTGAGGACATGCGACACTTCAAGGCTATGACGAATGGCCACTGTGTCATCATGGGCAGCAACACCTGGAATGACAAATGCACCCCGGTTCCTCTACCAAACCGGTTGAATGTGGTTGTATCAACTAAGGAAATCACTGGCGCTGATGTCGTCATCTCCGGCGACCTTCCAACCGCGATAGCTGACCTGGACGTTGGTCCAATGAAGAAGTTCGTGATCGGAGGTGCTGACATTGTGCAGCAAGTTTTGGTCAAGGCTAAGGTCATCCACATCACGGAGATCCAGGGTGTCTACGATTGTGACACCTTCGTGCCAAAGCACTTTGAGCCGTTTGGTTTCAAGCGTATAGAGACCAAGACACTGGCAGCTGATGCCAATTACACAAGATGGGAAAGACGATGAAGAACACTTTTGAAACAAGCTACCTCGCCACCGTGGCGGACATCATCTCCACGGGCGATGCGCGCACAGGGCGTAACGGAGACACACGGTCACTACCTGCACAGACCCTGACCTTTGACCTACGTGAGGGCTTGCCACTGCTGACTACCCGCAAGAGCCACTACCGCGGGGTGTTCGGCGAGTACGCTGCATTGATCCGCGGACCTAAGCATGTAGACGACTTCACACGCTGGGGTTGTAACTTCTGGGGCAAGTGGGCCAAGGCTGACGGGTCAATTGACCTGGACTATGGTAACGCCTGGACAGACTTCCACGGGGTGAACCAGATGGAGACCGTCCTGAACCTCTTGCGCAATGATTACACTGACCGACGCATGATTATTACCGGTTGGGACCCCTCACGTCTCGCTGAGGTGGATCTACCTTGCTGCCACTACTCCTACCAGTTCTGGTCAGATGGTGAGCACCTGGATCTTATCTGGACACAACGGTCTGGTGACTGGATGATTGGTGTGCCTGCAGATGCTCTGCTAGCGAGCGCCATGGTCTGCCAGTTTGCTAGTCTGGCTGGCATGAAGCCGCGTAAGGTCACGATGGTTATCGGTGACGCTCACATCTACGCTGAGCACATCCCTACAGCCTTCACCCAACTGACCCGCAAGCCACGACAGCTACCTCAATTCACATTCACAAAACAAAACACCCTGCAGGGGTTTACACCCGACGACTTTCAGATTGCTGGTTATGAACACGACGCGCCGCTGGCGTATCAACTGAAGGAATGAAGCATGTACACACAATTCGAACTAGAGGCACAAATGCAGGACCGGGGTTACTCCCGGTTCCTAAAGCAGCTTGAGGCCGCACGCACAAGTGAGGGCCAGAGCAACACAGCTCATGGGCGCGAGCTTATTAAAGCTAACATTGACGGCATGGTAGGCTCCCTCGAGGAGTTCATCAAGTCGCAGGAGCTTGTCAGGCGTAAGTCACAAGCATCATTGCTACTTAAGGAGCTTAACCTTGAGGCTGTGGTCTACCTGGCGCTCAAGACAATCGTCAACAGCTTAGGCCACGATGAGGCTAAGACCACTGCAACTGCTATCAACATTGGCATGGCAGTCTCTAACGCTATCACAATGGCTGAGCTTGGGAGTGACAAGGAAAAGAAGGGCCTAGTGAAGCACATCGAGACTAGTACCAAACGCGCCCTGGGTAATGACAACAGCAAGGAGCGAGTTGTGGTAGACACGCTCGCCTTCTTCAACATGCAATCTGCGTGGCCGGTTGAGGACCAGCTTAAGGTTGGCATAACCTTGATTAACCTAGCCACTCAAGTTGGTCTGGTTGAGGAGGTGCTTGTTGGCCGGGGTAAGAGCTCCTTCCACAAACTGGTGCCAACTGAGGCCACCATGGAGATGATCGAGGTCATGAATTTGTGCCCTGAATTCTCCCCTGTTTACCTCCCAATGATCGTCGAGCCATTCGAGTGGGATGTGTTTGGGAGTGGTGGCTACCTTACGCTAAAACAGCCCCTCGTTAAGACACGCTTTGAAGGTCACACAGAGGCCCTCCTGGACGCTGACTTGTCGTCTGTTAGGCAAAGTATCAACATCATTCAACGTACAGCCTGGAGCGTCCACACAGGGCTCCTGGGGATAGCTCAGGCAGCGTTTGATGATGGTCTGGATGTTGACTGTCTCCCGTTCAACTATAAGGACAACCGGCCTAAGCGCACAAGCATCCGTGTGAGTGCGAATTCTATCCTCGGTCTTGCTGAGGAATTCAAAGAATATGAGGCCATCTGGTTCCCACATAATATGGACTGGAGAGGACGTGTTTACCCAATGGTGGACGGTCTGTCACCACAGGGTAACAAGTTGGCTAAGGCTCTGCTCTCCTTCTCTGAGGGCAAGCGCATCACTGGTGAGGCTGAGAACTTCCTAGCTATCCACATCGCTAACGAGTTCGGTGAGGACAAGCTGTCACTTGGTGAGCGTGTTGAGTGGGTCTATGCTAACGAAGGCAAGATCCTGGATGTCGCCAGCAACCCATTCGGTCCTAACAAAGACTTCTGGATTGGTGCTGACAGTCCCTGGGGCTTCCTTAGAGGCTGCTTAGAGTGGGCAGGCTACTGTGCTGACCCAGACGACTTCCTAAGCACCTTGCCAGTTGCCTTTGATGGTTCCTGCTCTGGCCTACAACACTTCTCTGCTATGTTCAAGGATGATATTGGTGGCCGTGAGGTCAACCTGGTTGCTAACCTGGACCGCCAAGACATCTACGCTACTGTCAAAGAGGCTGTGGTGGCTGTACTAGAGGCCTCTGAGGACGATCTTGCAGCACAGTGGGTTAACTCAGGTCTTCTGACGCGTAAGCTGTTCAAGACGCCCACGATGACCTATGGCTACTCATCTGAGGTTGCTGGTATGACTGACCAGATCAAAGCTGAGGTTCTTGGAGGAGGCAGCGAGGCCTTTGCTAAGGATGAGCTGTTCACGGCTTGCAACTACCTGGCCAAGATCACCTTTGCAGAGATCGAAAAGACTGTCGTGAAGGCTTCTGAGGCTAAGAACTGGCTGCAGAAGTGTGTGCGTGGTAAGCAAGAGGCCACACAGTGGACCACACCTGATGGCTTGCCTGTTGTTCAGAAGTATAAGGCTAAAAAGGCCAAGCGACTGGACATCCGCATAGGTGACAGTGTTGCTCGGCCTCAGTACGCCATCCCCACGGACGCTGTGGACACACGTAAGATGGCGTCTGCTATCTCTCCTAACGTCATCCACTCCATCGACGCCACACACATCCGTATGGTTGCCGTTGCGGCCTCTAAGGAGCAGATGCACAGCCTAGCAATGATCCATGACAGTTTTGGTTGCCATGCAGCTGATGCTGGTCGCTTCTTTAACATCATCCGGGAGCAATTCATTGAGCTCTATAGCACTGAAGTAGCCGGTAGCCTCAATGATGAGCTATCTGGTGGTGATATTGAGCTACCAACAATGGGTAACCTAGACCTGGACGGTGTGATCGATACAGACTATTCGTTCGCATAAGCTGCTAAAACACTACCAAAAGGGGGCTTCTGGATGACACCAGGAGCCCTTTTCTCGTCCATTTCATGGCCGCGTAAGCCATTGTAAACAAGCGCTATTTAAAAAGCACCACTATAGAGGAAAGAAACCTCGCCAGACAACACTGGTTTATCAAATGGGCACGAGTAAGGCAATGGCTCACAAGAGATCATATGACCCTTCCACCCTCCTTAGAGGATCTGGACACTGAACAGCAAAAGCGGCACTAACGCCGCTACTCTTACCTCACTTTGTGGGGGTAAGGGGGCACTCGTAAGCAATAGGTCTACAAGAGATCATATGCTAACATAAGGACAACATAAGATGACACAAAACACACATGACGCCCTCATTCGTATCACACAAATGGACACGGAAGAAACACAGCGTTACCTGATGCTCCTATTGGATCGTAACCCTGAGCTATTCGAAGCTATCCAGGACGACATCGACCACGAGTACTTCCTTGAGGAGCTGCGCAGTGAGTACCACTACGGCCACAGAATGTACCCGGAGCTATGATGGTTAAGCTCATCCTAGCTCTACTCATCAGCGCTCCAATCGTGGCCCTATTGGCTACATTAGCAGCATCCACCACCAACCCAGTCACATTCTGGGCAGCATCAGCATATGCAGCAATAGTCGGCCTAAGCGGCCTTCTGTCTGTCTTAAAATAACAAAGGATAACACATGACCTACTACCAGATGCCAGACGGCACAATCACATTCAACCGCAAAGAAGCTCAAGGCTACGACAATGGCTGAGCTCACAGGCCAACCTTGTCCCACCTGTCCCAGTAGCGATGCTTTTAGCTACAACACAGAGAAGATGGTTGGCGTTTGCTTTAGTTGTGGTAGTTCATACCCCAAAGGGGGCCAACGGTACTCAGAAGAGACCCTGGCACTCTACCCATTGGCGGACTTAGACTTCACACCCACTACTACAACACAAGAAGCAGGCGGCATCTATACCAGCCTACGTGGCATCGCAAGCGGCACAATGGAGCACTATGGCGTCAAAACCCTAGTAGCCCCAGACGGCTCACCCTTGTCACAGACCTACACTTACCCCTCAGGGGCCACAAAGACACGCCTGTTCCCTAAAGACTTCAGGGCCACAGGTAAGATGGACAGCTTGTTTGGCCAGAACCGCTTTACTGCTGGTACATCCAAGATGGTCACGATCACTGAAGGCGAGCTAGACGCTATGTCAGCTTGGCAGATGCTCGGAGGTGCTAGCTCACGCTATGCTACTCCAGTCGTCTCACTACCGTCAGCTGTCCCCTCTAAGGACTTCTGGCAGAACGTCATCCCATGGCTTGACAGCTTCCAAAAGATCATCCTCTCGGTTGATGCTGATGGCCCAGGTGACGAAGTAGCCCAGAAGGTGAACGCGTTGTTCCCACACAAGACCTATCGTGTGGATCACAGTATCCACAAGGATGCCAATGACTTCCTAGTTGCTGGTAAAGCTGCTGAGTATAAGGCTGCTTGGTTTGGTGCCGCTAGGTTCATGCCTGACAACCTGCTTCACTCTGAAGCTGACTTGCTGAGCTTGTTCGATGAGACACCTGAGCACTCCTTCGTGCCCACAGGCATTCCAGAGTTCGACAGCAAAGCTATGGGTCTCCACCGTGGTCACTTCACAGTCTTTAAAGCTGCTACTGGTGTTGGTAAGACGGAAGTCTTCCGCTTCCTAGAGTGGAACTTCATTAACCGTGGCGTCACCTTTGCCACATGCCACCTTGAGGAGATCCCCTTGCGCTCTGTGCTGGGGTTGGTATCCTACGACCTTAACGATAACATGACACGAAAAGATGCCATTGAGGCAAAAGGAAAGACCGAAGAAGTCCGTGCAAGCATCAAGCGCCTAGCGGAAACAGAACACTTCTACCAGTTCAAGCTACGTGAGAACGATGGCGCAGATGAGCTGGTCCAGCAGATCAAGATGATGGCTACCGTTTACGGATGTCAGTTCGTCATGATTGAACCAATCCAAGACACGATAACAGTCGCATCCGATACGAACAAAGAGAGTGAGCTAGCCCAGTTGGCTATCCGACTGTCTAAGGTTGCTGCTGAATATAATGTTGGCATACTAACTATAGCACACACCAATTCGGACGGAGATGCCAAATACTGCAAAATGATCGTCCAGCGTGCCTCTGTCGTGATTGACCTACAGCGTAACAAAGATGCTGAGGACTTCGAGGACAGGAACACAACAAAGCTGGTCATCCAAAAGAACAGACCAACGTCGGAAGAAGGCTTCGCAGGTGAGATGCTATTCAATCCTGAGACCTTTACCCTGACACCACTATAAGGAACAGACAACATGAAAATCGTATTCGACCTAGAGAGCGACGGGCTACTCAACAAGCTGACTAAGATCCACGTCTTCTCGTGGTCGGTGGTTGGTTCTGGTGTAGTACATAGCACCAGTGACCTCAGCACTATCCAGGAGGTCTTGCACAAAGCAACAACTATCGTGGGCCACAACATCGTAGCCTTCGACCTACCAGCTCTACAGATGTTCGACATCTACACAGATGCTGACATCATCGACACCCTACCGCTGTCGTGGTACTTAGAACCAAAGCGCATTCGTCACGGCCTAGGAGACTGGGGCGTCACAGTGGGCGTTCCTAAGCCACCTATCGTTGATTGGGACACACTGTCCTATGAAGACTACAAGCACAGGTGTGAGGAAGACGTCAAGATCAACCTCGAGGTACTGTCGCTCCTAGAGCGTAAGCTCAACCGGCTCTACCGTGAAGATGGTGAAGCCAAGCGTCTGACTGACTACCTGGCATTCAAGATGCAATGCGCACGGGATCAAGAGGTCTACGGCTGGCGCTTAGACGTGCCTAAAGCCCAAGAGCTACAAGCAACACTACAACAGATGAAGGAAAGCGCACACCAACAGCTTGCAGTTGCAATGCCCGAGGTGCCGCTGTGCAAGGTCGTAAGGCCACCAGCAGCGGAGCGCTTGTTCAAGAAGGACGGCAATCCATCGGTCGCTAATCTCAAGTGGCAACAAGTGCTGCGCGAGAACTACCTACCAGCATCAACCAATCAGCCTATCACTGTGTTGGTCAAGAACGAGGTTGGTAACCCTAGCAGCCACACTCAGGTCAAAGACTGGCTCTATGATCTCGGTTGGAAGCCACAGACATTCAAATATGTTCGTGGTGAGAACTTCGGTGAAGAGCGTAAGATCCCACAACTACGGGATGGCTCTGAGCTGTGCCCAAGCGTCCTGAAGCTCGCTGAAGTTGCGCCTTCGATTAAGCTACTAGAGAACCTAACAGTCACTAGCCACAGGCTCAGTGCTGTCAATGCCTATCTGGAATGCGAAGTTGATGGCTGGTTGTCAGCTGGTATCGCAGGACTAACAAATACCTTCCGCTTCAAGCATCGTAAGCCACTAGTAAACCTACCCGCGGTTGACAAGCCCTGGGGCAAAGAACTACGTGGCTGCCTGATAGCACCAGAGGATGAGCAGCTGGTTGGTTGTGATATGGTATCCCTAGAGGACACGACCAAACGACACTACATGCAACCCATCGACCCTGCTTACGTTGCAGAGATGCAGATCAAGGGTTTCGACCCACACCTGGATCTTGCTAAGCACGCAGGCGCGGTAACCCAAGAACAGATTGACCAGCACAATGCAGGTGAGATCAACCTTGGCGCAATCCGTAAAGGCTACAAGGCCGCCAACTACTCCTGTGTCTATGGCGTTGGTGCATCCACTCTATCGCGAACAACTGGCCTAAAGACCACAGCTGCCCAGGCACTCATCAAAGCGTACTGGGGCCGCAACTGGGCCGTCGAGAAGATAGCAGAAACAAGAAAGGTACGAGAGATAAACGGCGAAGCATGGATCCTAAACGAGGTCTCTGGCTTCTGGCACAGCCTGCGTTCTGAAAAAGATCGTTGGTCAACCACAAACCAAAGCACCGGTGTCTACTGCTTTGACCAGTTCGTTATGCTGGTTAAGGCTGCGGGTGAGAAAGTCATCGGCCAGTTCCATGATGAAATCATCGTGGCTACTGATGACTACGAAAGAACAGAGCGTGTGCTTCTTGATTGCAAGGGCAAGCTCAACGATAAAATGAAACTCAATGTTCCACTTGACGTAGACTACGCAGTGGGCAATAATTATGCGGAGATACACTAATGGCTAAAGGTACAACAACAATCGTCTCGATGACAGGGTTCGTAGAATACGCGCGGATCTTCCCAGAGAACATGGACGACAACGAATACCATGAGAAAACACAGGGACAGTACAACGTCAACTTCTATCCTGAGACCACAGATGGCTTCGAAGCTTTCTTCCAGGCTGGTGCGCCCGTGTCCTCAATGGGCCACGACACAATCAAGATCGGCAATGAGACCCTTGGCACAGGCAAGTTCCTGAAGCTCAAGCGTCCTAACGTCCACGCCTTCGCTTCCGAGTGGGGTGGTTCACCTACAGTCTTTGACTTCCGTGAGGGCGAGAGCCTGAAGAAGTGGTCTATGACAGACGACGGCGAAGTCGGTAATGGCTCCAAAGTTACCGTCAAGGTATCCGTCTGGGCTGACGGTAAGAAGTCAATCCAACGTTTGGAGAAGATCGCTGTCCGCGAGCTCGTCGAGTTCACCGGTGGTGGTGGTTCATCTGTAGACATGGACACGTTCTAATGACGAAAGTCCTGATAGATGGTGACATCTTAACCTATCGTGCTGCCTTCTCTTGCGAGGGGCAACCGCTAGGGGATGCTTGCGACAAGATTGACGTCATGGTGGAAGACATTATGGCGGCGACATCCTTCGACCTCTTCTCCGAGAACTACGAGATGTTCATCACAGGTAAGGGCAACTTCCGCTACGACATCCAAGAGACCTACAAGCAGAACCGTTCGGGCAAACCTAAGCCTGAGCATCTGCCTGGCCTCCGTGATTATTTAGTGGAAGCCTACAACGCAAAGGTCTCAGTCGACCAAGAAGCAGATGACGACATCGCCACCCGAGCCACAGCGCTGGGGCCGAATGCTATCATCGCCTCTATCGACAAAGACTTCCTGCAGGTTCCTTGCTGGCACTACAACCTGAACCGTGACACGCTGGTAAGCGTTGACCTATTCGAGGGACTACAGTTCTTCTACACCCAGATTTTGATGGGTGACAAGGCTGATAACATCTTCGGCATCAAGGGTGTTGGTCCAGTGAAAGCTGGCAAGCTGCTTGCTCATGCTACATCAGAGCAGGACTTGTTTGGCATCTGCCTCGACGCCTATGATTACAACGAGGAGAAGGTTATAGAAAACGCAAGACTTCTATGGCTACGACGTGAGGAGGGCCAAGTATGGCAGCCGCCAAGCGTTCGAAGCTAAGACAATCGGCACTCAAGGCTGGCTATCGATCTGGCCTTGAGCAAGACAACGCTAAACATCTAGAGGGGTACAACGTAGACTATGAATATGAAAAGTTCAAGATCAAGTTCACGGCCAAGCCGCGGACGTACACACCAGACTTTAGACTTTCGAACGGTATCATAATCGAAACAAAGGGCCGCTTCATTTCTAGTGATAGATCAAAGCATCTGTTGGTTAAGGCACAGCACCCTGAGTTAGACATCCGTTTCGTATTTAACAACAGCAACACGAGGCTATCCAAGACATCCACACAGACCTACGGAGGTTGGTGCGAGCGTCATGGGTTCCTATACGCCGACTGGTTGATCCCGGTCGAGTGGATGAAAGAGAGGTGATCATGCCATCTAGTTCACCAAGAGCCTGCACAAGGGCTGGGTGCGCTGCTCTATCGTGTAGTGACGACAACTGCTTGGACAAGAGGCAGGCTACGCACAGACCAACAGAGGCCAAAGATCCACATGATCGTGGTAATCTCAGCAGGTCTAAGGCTTACAGCACCGCAAGGTGGAGGAAAGTCAGGGGAGCTCAGCTATCGAAGGCGCCACTATGCCAACGGTGTCTGGGCTTTGACCTGGTAACCATAGCCAGCGACTGCGACCACGTGATACCACACACAGGTAACGTGCGGCTGATGTGGGATGCTAATAACCTGCAGTCACTGTGCAGATCGTGCCACAGCTGGAAGACCCGGGAAGAACTCAAGGGCACGTTCCATGACTTCCGTAACAATGTTGCTTAAACGCAAGCGTTATTGAAGCATCGTTACTCCATTCCATGGCGTGCAAAAAATTACCTTTGGGGCATGCTGCCCGTAAATACCCAAGTTTATTAAAAACATCAGAGAGGACTACAAATGGCAGGTGTCAAGGGACGCTCAGGCGGCAACGGTAAGAAATCCGTAGCAGAACACAAGCTCAATGGCACCTACCGCGCCGGTCGGCACGATGGTATCGAGCAAAAGAATGCAGTGAAGGTTAAGCCTGAGCAGTACATCACGAACAACTACACAACAGACAAGGCTGAGCTGTTCGAACGCTTCAGCAAACTACTGTACGATGAGGGCCTGACATCAGGTGAGGTCGACAGTCTCTACATCAGTCAGATCGTGGATCTATACGATGCCTACGTACAGGCGGCACAGGTCTATGGTGATGAGGGTGTGGCTGCCAGGGTTGGTAGTAAGCTGGCCATCACACTAATGATTGAGCTACAGAAGGAGATGCGTATCATGCTGGGTGAGTACTCACTGACGCCATCCACACGCGCTAAGAATGACCGCACTAAGGACACTGACCCATATGAGGTTGCTGACCCTATTGCCGACTTCCTCAATGCTAAGCCTAGGTTGGTCAAGTGATCACCTAGGTACACACACACACAACACAAGGATAACACAATGAACAACCTATTCGTCACAGACAACCCACGCACACATGAGGTCTACAAGTTCGGCTTCACCACAACCACACGCGTGCCTGAGTTCCTCATGAAGACCCCACCAGTAGCCTCTACTAACACTACAGGCATCAGGGGCGTCTCTAAGGTCACACACGGGTGGCGCGCAGACATCACACGCAATGGCGTACAAACTAACCTAGGCACCTATGATAGCTTCCAAGACGCTGTTGAGGCCCGCCTTGTAGCACAATGGGGCTTATCATGAAAATCAGTAAGCGAGGGCTTGACCTGATCAAGACATTCGAGGGCCTACGCCTACAAGCGTACATGCCCACGCCTAATGATGTGCCTACTATTGGCTATGGTCACACAAAGACTGCTAAGCTGGGCATGGTCATCACTAAGGCTGGCGCTGGTGCCCTATTGGTGCATGATCTAGCTTGGGTTGAGAAAGCTGTGAACAAGGAGGTCAAAGTGGCCCTCACACAGCCCCAATATGATGCTTTGTGTAGCTTCGTCTATAACCTAGGCGCTACTAACTTTCGTAGCTCAACATTGCTCAAGCGTATCAACGCAGGGCGCTATTCTGATGCAGCTAATGAGTTGCTTCGGTGGGACAAGCAAGGCAAGAAGGTCCTCAAGGGCCTAACACGTCGCAGAGAGGCTGAACGAGAGCTATTTATCTCTGAGCCTAGTGTCACTACCCTAACAGGCCCTCAAGGCCCCACAGGTGGCCTCCTAGCGGCTCTCATGGCCCTTCTAGCGGCCCTATTCAAGAACAGGAGCTAATTATGCTGGCATTACTGCTTTCGCTAATCAATCCGCTTGCTAAGGTCGCTACAGACCTAATGGCTGCTAAGACCCTTCAGGCTAACGCTACAACTGACCAACAGCGCATCCAAGCAGATGTAGCTATTCATCAGCTAGAAGCACGTCAGGAAGTCCTTATTGCTGAGCAAGCTAACCGGGCTACACGGTGGATCCGTCCATTGTTCGCTCTCCCATTCGTGATCTACAACTTCAAAGTGATCGTCTGGGACAAGGTGTTCGGCTTTGGCACTACAGATGTGCTGTCAGACCAATACTGGCAGTTGCAGATGATCGTATTCGGGGCCTACTTCATCACAAGAGGCCTCACTAAGAAATAACTCAAACAAGGAGGCCTCTTATGGCTAGACGTACAGTCAAAGAGGTCTCAGACGACCTAGACACCCATATTACCCGCCTCTACGACCTAGAGGGCGCTCACACCGACCTAGATCTACGGCACCGCTTACTGCACAAGGACGTTGTAGAGAACAAGCATGACGTCAATGAGATTAAGGACTACTTCAAGTGGTTCATGAAGGTCGTAATGACACTATTTGCTAGTGCTGTTGTGGCGTTCATAGTCCAAGGGGGGCTGCAATGACAACACCACTAACACAGCTACAGCCCCTGACTTTACATTAGTTAGTATCTTTACATAAAACAGTCGGTAGGCCTTCGGGCCTGCCTACCCACACAGGAGACAACATGAAAGAGAAACCAGAGTTCCAACCAATAGACTACACTATGGCAACGCTAGAACATGCACTCCAAGCAGGCCTAACGCTTGAGGAGGTCATTGAGCTAGGCGACTTCGCACAAACCCTTGCAGACTGGGACCATGCCGTCTGCCTCTACACATAGGAAACAACATGACAACACACTTAGTAATTCCAGACGGCCACGCTAAGCCCTCTGAAGACTTATATCGATTTGATCTGCTCAACCAGTTCATCAAGGACCTAAAGCCTGACGTCATCATCAACATCGGTGACGCTGCTGATATGCACTCGCTCAACAGCTTTGACAAAGGCAAGGGATCGTTCCACGGGGCATCATATGAAGCTGACGTCAACTGTGCTGTTGAGAGCTTTGACCGCACGTTCCACAAGGTGCCTAAGAACATCCGTAAGGTGTTCTGCGTAGGGAACCATGAGTACCGTATCACACGGGCTGTAGAACAAGCACCAGAGATGCAAGGCGACAAGTTCGGTATCTCAATGGGCCACCTACAGCTAGAGCATCGCTTTGATGACGTGGTTGACTATGAGGGCGCTGCTGCTGGTACTATCGACATCGACGGCATCACTTACGCGCACTACCTCACATCAGGTGCTATGGGTCGTCCTATCAGTGGTGACAACCACGCTCGCTCTCTGCTGGTCAAAGGCCATCAGTCAGCTACTGTGGGCCACTCGCACTTCCTCGACTACAGCACACACGTCACTAGCTCAGGCAAGCGACTGCACGGCTTAGTTGCTGGCTCTTTCAAGGGCAAGAATAATGATGCTTACGCAGGCACCAGTGCACGTAACTATTGGCGTGGTGTTGCCGTTAAGCGTCTGGTCAGCGATGGTCAGTACGATCTACAGATGGTCTCAATGAAGCAATTAGAGGCACTATATAAAACATAAGGAAACAATATGGCACTGACATCAGATGCAATCCAATACGCTACAGACGTAACAGATGGGACGATCTTAGCTAACAAATACATCAGGCTTCAGTGCCAGTCGTTCCTCAACGACCTAAACACTAACCAACACACTGAGGGCTTCCGCTGGGAGTTCTCTAATGAGCTATCAGATCATGCCCTAGGGTTTATGCAGCTGTTCAAGTACGTCGAAGGCACGGTAGCAGGCCAACAGGTTGAGCTATCCCCTTGGCAGGCATTCTTGATAGCTAATGCTTACGGCTGGGTGGACAAGCTCAACGATGGCATCAGACGCTACACACGCTTGATCTCTTTGGTTGGTCGTAAGAATGCTAAGTCTACAGTGTTGGCCCTTGTGGGTCTCTATGAGCTACGCTTTGGTCCTGAAGGATCTCAGCTAGTCACTATGGCTACACAAAAGGAACAGGCTAAGCTGGTCTGGAACATGTCAGGTCGAATGGCTGAGACATCAGATCAACGCTTGATACCCAGCTACAACCGTACAGTATCGGCTATGTCTAACAAGGCTAATTGGACACGCTACTGGCCTCTGTCAAAGGAGAGCAAGCGCCTCGATGGTCTAAACATTCGTTTGGCTATCATCGATGAGGCTGCTGCTATTCGTGACGAAAACCTGTTTGATGTTGTTACGTCCTCTATGGGGTCACAGCTATCACCACAGACTTGGATGATCACAACAGGTCAGACGGGCGCTGAGAGCAACCCCTTCATGAAGTCTTTGGACTACGGTAAGAAGGTGCTTGAGGGCCTAGTGGATGACGAGCGCGTCTTTACCCTAGCCTATCAGCTAGAGGAAGGTGACGAGTGGAACGATCCGGAAGTCTGGATCAAAGCTAACCCTAACCTAGGCCTAAGCGTCTCCCTTGAGTTCCTCATGGAGGAGATGAAGGAAGCCGAGAACATCCCTAGCAAAGCTGTGAACTTCAAGGTCAAGTATTGCAACCAGTTCCTTAGCACTGCTGAGGCTTGGATGGATGTGGCTTTGTGGAACGCTTGCACAACCTCTGAGCTACCAACTGAGGGCCTCCCGCTTTACGTAGGCATGGACTTAGGGGCAACGTCAGACCTCACTGCTGTTGCCCTTCTCTGGGCCTCTGGTGGTCAGTTCTACGTCAACTTCCAAGCATGGGTACCTGAGGAGGCATTCAAGTCCTGCCCTAAGCACGTCAGGTCAGTCTATGACATGGCAGCTGAGAGTGGGGCCTTGAGGGTCACTGAGGGCAACGTAGCTGACCATGATGCAGTCTATGACTACCTGTTGGAACTTGCAGAACGTGAGCAGGTCAAGGAGGTGGCATTCGATAGTTGGTCTGCTGTCCACCTAACATCACGGCTGACTGATGCTGGTTTGCCAATGGTACGCTTTGACCAGAGCATGAAGGCTATGTCACCAGCATCTAAAGAAGCTGAGGTCGTCATTCGCAATAGGGCTATCCAGCACTTAGGGGATCCATTCTTCTCTTGGTGCTTCAACAACGCGGAAGTCTACACAGACGCTAACGAGAACATCAAGGTTCGCAAGGGGCCTGACCCTGCACTCAAGATTGACCCTGTGGTAGCAATGATTATGGCTATCGGTCGTGCAATACTGCAACAGGAAAAGCCAAAGAAGTTCAGCTTCTACATGGATTAACAAAGGAGGCACATGATGCCATCACTCTTAGATTGGCTACGGCCTTCTGATGCTACAGACGACATCCCAACCACCAGTGGCAACTTTACGTTTGCCATCGGTGCTAACCCCCACAGCGCACAGGCGGTAACACCTGAGACCTCAATGACCAACGCCACAGTGTTCACATGCTTGAGCGTATTGGGTACAGCTGTGTCTCAATTGCCTGTGGCTGTAATGACCAAGGGTGACAAATCGTTCAGCCCTGTAAACCACTACGTCAATGACCTACTGGCTACACCTAACGCTTCACAGAGCCAATACGAGTTCCTCTACGGTATCGTGGTGGACCTCATGCTCTATGGCAACTGCTACATCCAGAAGATCACTACATCCTCTGGTAAGGTCGTTGAGTTGGTTCCACTACCAGCAGCTGAAGTAGAGACTGTGTTGTCCATGTCGGGCAAGCGCACATTCATTCTCAACAAGAAGATCTACACAGAGAAAGAGATCATCCACCTACGTGACTTCGTTGGTGCTGAAGCTCAAGGCCTCTCACGGGTCAAGCAGACATCACGTCTGGTAGCTATCGACAACGCTATCGACATCTTGATTGCTGATACCTTCGTCAATGGCACATCTGCTTCTGGCATTGTTAGCTTCCCAGAGGATGTTGAGCCAGCTACTGCTCAGGCGTTCACAGATGCTTGGTCACGTAAGTTCGGCAAAGGCGGGACCACACGCGGCTCAGTAGCTGTCATCGGTGGCGGTGCTACCTTCCAACAGCTCACACCACTAAGCCCTGCTGATGGTGACATCCAGTCGCTCAAGGAACAGACTACAGCCCGCATTGGTGCTGTCTTCCGTATCCCTAGTCACATGCTGGAAATCTTCAGTGGCGCTAAGTACAGCAACGTTCAAGTGCGCAACACAGCGTTCTACCGTGACAGTGTGGCACCTCTGACTACGTTGATTGAGCAGAAGCTCACAGCTGGCCTGTTGGGTGGTACTAACCTGACCATTCGTTTTGATAGCTCTGACCTCCTTCGTGGAGACCTTCAGCAATCCACTGCTGTGGCTGTCGATGCCGTTGGCTCTGGTATTCTTACGGTCGATGAGGCTCGCGCTTTAATGGGCTACAGTCCTATGGCTGAGGAAGACAAGCCAAAGGAACCAACACCAATTGCAGAGGAGACACCTGATGTGGACGATCAAGAGGCCTAATGGCATCACCTACACACGCTCTAACCTAGACGGTATAGAGGCTGGCTATGGCGCTGACAGAAAGGGCCTAGAGGCTCAAGGCTGGAAGTTCACTAAGCTCACAAAGAAGAAGGATGCATCTAATGAAGATGATAAGTAAGTCAATCCCACTACGGGTTGAGACCAAAGCTGATGCCCCTGCGGGCACTATCTCAGCTTACCTGACAACATTCGGCAACTCTGATGTTGTTGATGATATCATGGCCAAAGGGTCTCTGGATAGCTACATCGCTAAGTTCAACCCAACAACCAAGAAGCTCCCAATGTTCTATGAGCATGACCACACATCTATTATCGGTGAGTGGACGGACCTCAAGGCTGATGAGCATGGTGTTGTTGGCACTGGTGTCTTGTACACTGAGACCACCAAAGGTTCTGACGTCTACAAGCTCATGAAGCGTGATGCAGTATCATCTGTGTCCATTGGCTTCCGTAGCGCTGACTACACCAAGAATGACGAAGGTGGTCGCACGTTCAACGAGATCGAACTTGTGGAGACTTCTGTTGTCCTCAACCCAGCTAACGACCAAGCACAGATCATGTCTGTCAAGTCTGACGATGGGTTCATCGAGACAGCTGCACTCAAGAAGCACCTGATCGAGGGGGGCCTGACCAAGTCCGAATGTGAGGCTCTGTTCCTCTCTGGCTGGAAAGGTCTTAAGAACCTCCGTGAAGCTGATGCCTTCAAAGAAACACTAGCTGAGGCCCTAGCAGGCTTTAAGCTGTAACCAGTTTGGGGCGGAATGCTCTAATACACGACCAACCCAAAACCCTTAGACTAACGCGCAGTGGAATGCTGCACCTATGTCTTTATCATCTCTGAAAGGATGAACATGTCTATCGAAGTAAATGAAGCCCTTGAAGCTATCAAGGCACAGGTAGAAACTAAGTTCGAAACTGTCGCTGTTAAAGCTGACGTCGACGCTTCTATCGAAACCAAAGCAGACAAAGCTGAAATCGTTGAGCTCAAAGGCGCTCTCGAAACACTCGAAGCCAAGTTCGACGCTATGCCTGCACCTGCACTACTTAAAGCAACTCATGAGGAAATCAAGCACATGAACTCCGTATCCGAAGGCTTCTCTAAGTCATTTGAAGCAACAGGCAAGAACCACTTTGACGTGGAACTTAAAGCAATCACAGAAGGTCGCAACGTGACTGGTGGTGCAACTGAGACTTTCGGCCTTATCGGCTCGATCTTCAACGGCAACCCAATCCGTCAGTTGGCATCTGTCATGAACACCACAAGCAAAGCGATTGACTTGCCTGTTCGTGCTGGTTCGCACTCCGCTCAAAACGCTGGTGCAACTAAAGACGTAGCTGACAACGGCAACGCATCGGTCGGCGTAACCACTCTGATCGTTCAGACCTTCAACGCTCGCACAGATGTGACCATTGAAGCTGTCAACGACATCCCAGGCTTCGACCAGTTCTGGGCACAGGACATGCTTGCTGAAGTAGCGTCTATCGAAGCTGCTGAGCACGTAACTGAGCTTGCCACAATGACTGCTGGTAAGGTTGCTGCTGCAACTGATGCAATCACATGGGCTGAAATCGTTGACCTGTATTACTCAATTGAGCCAGCATCCCGCGTGTCTGGTGCCTTCATGTTCTCTAGCGAAATCATGAACCAGCTGCGCACACTGTCCAACAGCGGCACAGGTTCTGAGCTTATGTTTGACCCACAACTTGGTGGCTTCCGCTTGTTCGGTGCCCCAGTTTATGAAAACGGCTACATGGCTGCTCCTGCTGCTAACGCTATCACTGGTGCCTTTGGTGACTTCAAGCGTGGCTTGGTCATTGCACAACGTGCTGCTGCTTCTGTTGGTCGCTATGACCAGACAGTTCCAGGTAAATATGCTTACTATGCAGAAATGCGTTCGGGCATCTCCAACTGGGACAACTCTGCTCTGAAGACACTGAAGATGGCTGCTGCCTAGTCTTCTTAACCTTGTTGGCCCCTGAGCATTCGCTTGGGGGTCACCTCAACAACTAAGGAGAAGATATGGACTATCAAGTAACAACCCCTGCTACCACCTCCCAGACAACCGTAGCAGAACTAAAAACTCACCTGCTGTTGTTCGGTGACACTTCCTACGACACTGAGCTTCAAGACATTCTCCTAGCTGCTGAGGAATACCTGTCAGACTTCCTTGGGGAGTATCTGACTGCTACATCTGTTCGGATCAATGTCACATCATTCGACGACACCACCCTGCCACACCTGTCAGCCTCTACGGTTGTCGTAAGCTACTGGGACACAGACAATGCCGCTCAGGTTCACGCTTCTACTAACTATCGCATTGACGTGTCTGGCGAGTATCCAACTATCAAATATTCAGCCCAACCATCTGGTCGAAGTGGCACGTCCACCTACGCTGGCTACATCACGTATACCACCTCACTTGCTGCGGTCCCACAGAAGCTAAGTCGTGCTGTGTTGTTGGTAGCTGCTGAACTCTTTGAGAACCGCAACAACGCCTCCGACAAAGCATCTTATGCAACTCAGCTTACAGCTATGCGCTTGGTGCAATCCCTGAGAGGTTGGTAGCATGCTGTCACATCCAAAGAAGGCTGACTTCTACACGCGGTCTGCTACTTACAATGACTATGGCGAAGAAGTCTACTCAAGTGCTCTGTCGTTCTCTACAGGTGTCCAACTGACAACCCTGTCATTTAAGGATGCTGTCAAGAGCACTGGCACTGTCGATACCACTAAGTTCTTTTGCTACGCCCGCAAGAACACCAACACCCTCGCTGTGGTCAAAGGTGACTACATGAAGGTGGACAGCTTGAACTATGAAGTCGTTGGCATTGACCCTATGTACAGCAAACGCTCTGAGATCATGTTCCTTGTGGACCTGCTCGAAGACACGGTTGTTTAAGGAGATGACATGCAATTAACTAAAGACTTCGCGGCTAAGTTAGCCACAACCGTAACGCCCACACGGGCCTACCCAGCCATCGCAAGAACTACCGACCTACCTGCTGTTGTTTACAGTGGGCGTGGTGGTATTCGTGAGGCGTTCTATAGCGGGTCCTATGGCCTGCGTGAAACACGCTTTCAGGTCGATGTCTACACTAAGACCTACTCTGAGGCTGCTACTCTAAAGGATAGCATCATCGGTGCCTTCCACGGCTTCACAGGAGTTATGGGTTCATCCACTGTCGGCAGGTCAACTGTCGATAACACACTTGAGAACTTCAATGATAGCGGTGAGAAGATCTATCGCGTCATCATTGATATTACTCTGCTCGATTAACACAACTCTCAAAGGAGAATTACTATGGCTTCTGTAACAGGTCGCGCTGCTGGCTTTATTGCCACACTCTACTACTCGGCTAGTGTCGATGCTACTAAAGACGTATCAAGCATGGCATCTACTGCCGCTGCTGGTAACGAAGTCTTGGACGTAGCTGACATTGGTTCGCTCAATAAGACACGTACTGTCATCGACATCCCAGTCTATGGCGACGACGTTAAGGGCAAGCTCCCAGGTCAAGCGGATCCAGGTTCGTTCGACTTCAACGTCACGCTGAACCTAGACAACGCTATCCACACTGGCTTGCGTGACGACGATGGCCTGACCATCCACACCTTTGTTGTGAAGTTCACACAGGGTGCTGCTGTCACTTGGGCTGCTTTCGATGGCTATGTGGCTGACGCTACTGTGTCTGCTCCTATCGACGACCGTGTGCAAATGGATGTTTCCATTGCTCGTTCTGGTGGTCTGACATGGCTTGACGCTGCCTAACCTAACGGCCCTCAGTTAATTCTGGGGGCCACCTTATTCACAAGAGAGAAACACATGACAACCAAAACAATGATTGACGACACGGTGCTGCACTCAATGCTTGCGCAGTCCCAGTTTGCCCAACCACAAGAGGAGCCTGAGTTCTGGTTCTCACGGGGCAACCAAAAGAAGATGGTGTTTGAGCTAGGCGCTCGCTTCATGGTCTCTGAAGAGATGACTGCCAGCGAAGCAATTGCTATGGCCCAAGACTACGTTGACACATTTTACACAACAACACTAAGCCCAAGCGGCTGGAAGAAGGATTAACAACATGGCTAAACTATCAAAACTTATGGCGAGTGGACCTATCGCTCTGTCAGTCGAAGGCGTCTACATCCGCAACATGTCCGCAAAGGCAGTAGATGCTGCATTTGGTAACCTCGCGGCACGAATGAAAGATGACCATGAGACTGTCATTGAGGAGCTGTTCAACAACCTAGTGTGTGACGAAGATGGCAACAGCTTTGATGATGTAGCAACTTTTGATGACATCACTGGGGCCTTGTCCCTAACGGCTATCCAACGCATCGTTAATGCTATCCCAGAGGCGCTATCTCCGACAGCAGCAAACGCGGGAAAGTAAAAGCATCGTGGCTACTACAGGTGAGGACGCTTATGTTGGCTAATGGCTCCTCACTTGCTACGGTGGATGACTTACCACTAGACGACGCACACAACCTCTACGTGACCTTACAGGCGGGTCTGTGGGGGCCTTACGGTGTGGCACAGGCTAACTACACACAGTTCGCACAAGCGCATCTGAGCAAGGAGACAGCGGTTGCCATTGCCTCCGGTAAGAAGTACAAAGCCACCCCCCTCATTGAGTTTCACAAGCTCTACGCTGAACTAGAGGACTACCAGTCCCTCGGTGCAGGTAAGTCCAGCAGGTCTGTGGCTAAGGCGGCTAGCCTTGCCAAGAGCGCACTGCTGTCAATCCCCCTAGAAGGAGCACCTAAATGGCTAACATCAAAATAGAGGTCAAGGGCCTAAGGGAAATGGAAAGGGCACTACTAGCCCTTCAGAAGGAGTACACAGGTAAAGCTGCTGTACAGGCCATGAGGCCCGCTGTGAAGGCCGCTATGGCCCCACTAGAGGCGAAGGTGAGCGAAGGTACTCCAAAGGACAAAGGTACGCTCAGAGAGAGTGTAGCTGTGAAGGTGGGTAAGCCTACGAAGCGCATGCTATACTCCCAGCACTACAACAGCACCACAATTCTAGCTGGTCGAGTGGGTTGGTTCTGGACAGGCAGGAGCCTCTGGACACAGGCCCTTGCAGTAGAGTTTGGCACACGGGAAATCCCAGCTAACCACACACTGGAGAGAGTATTTGATAACGAGGTGGATGGGATGTTGTACCGCTTCAAGACAACCCTCGGCCCCGCTATCGAGAAGAAGGCTAAGTCCTTAGCTAAGAAAAGGGCTAAGTCAAGGTAACAACCAACAACAGGAGGCCACTATGGCTACAATTGCTAACCTCAGTATCGGATTAGGTGTTGATAGCGCAAAGCTAACAAAGGGCCTAACATCGGCCCAAAAGAGAACCAAGACATGGGCGCGCTCCATGAAGAGGATGACCGGCGGCGTCACTAGTGCGCTTGCAGGACTAGCGGCTGTGTTAGGCACAAAGGCCCTGCTCCTAAATGCAGATGCCCTAAGCAAGAACGCTAAGGCTATTGGTATCAACATTGACGCCTACCAACGGCTGCAGTTTGGCGTAGGTCAAGCGGGCATATCACAAAGGTCATTCGAGAAGGGCCTGCGTAAGATGAACGGCCTGGTCCTAGATGCTGGACGTGGCCTAATTACAGCTAAGGACAGCTTGGACGCTGTTGGCCTCTCTTACGATAAGATGATGGCCATTAGCCCAGAGGAGCGATTTGGTGCAATCATTTCGGGTCTTGAGGGTATTGCTGATGCTGGTGTCCGTGCGGCTCTGGCAGAGGACTTGCTTGGTCGTGAGTTCGCAACTAACACCGTGGCCTACCAACAGATGGTCAAAGATGGCAAGAACATCCTTACTGTACAACAAGGCGCGGCTGATGCAGCTGAGGACTTCAACGATGCTATCGCCCGTCTCACAACCTCTATAAAAAGCAACATCACAAACGCACTAGCGCCTATGGTTGAGGTTATGACATCTATCTCTGATATATTAAACAACCTTGTAGTCAGGCACCCCACAGCAGCCAAGTGGTTCGTGGGTCTAGCCACGGCTATTGCGGCTCTTGGTGTTGCTGCTGGTGTAGCAGCAGTTTCGCTGTGGGCAATAAACGCTGCACTTGCTGTGCTGTTGTCTCCCTTCATTGCCATAGCGGCTCTTATCGCGGGCATTGTAGCAACCTTTGTTGCTATGGGTGTCATCATCTACAAGCTAATACAGAAGTTCAAGCTGATCGTAGCGGCCACAGGGTCAGTGGGTGGCGCTCTCTCCCTGATGGCAAGTGCTGCTGGACATGAGTTCCTACGCATTATGTGGCAGGGTGAGAAGCTGAAGGTGCAGCTGCTGCTTATCTTCAACGAAATCTCAAACGCTTGGGATATTGCAATAGGTGGTCTTGCTGCGAAATTCGGCAGGCAGATGGACAAGATCGCTGCCTCTAGCGTTGGTGCCCTTATGGGCCTGGAAGGTGGCAATGAGGAGGCAGCAATGCAAACCCAAGCCGCTGCAAACGCTGCTAATACAGATGCCATGCTTGCCCTACAGCTCAGGCTCCTAGAAGCAGAGAAGTTCCTTGGTGCTAGCAACCCCTTCCTAACGGAGCTGAAGGATATTCTAAAGCCATTCAGTGTTAGCCCCGGTGCTGGTGCTGGTGGCCCCGCTGGTGGCGCGCAGCCAGTTGTCCCTGCTATAGCAGAGGCAGTCGTTGTCGCTAGCATTGGTGGTTCCGGTGGTGGCCCTGAGGGTGGCGAGAGTGGAACGTCTATTGGTGAGAGCCTACTGGACAGCATTCAAGCCAGCTTTTCTACTGCTATGCAAGACGGAGACTGGAAGTCTTTCCTAGAGAGTACAATGGACAGCTTCACATCTACTGTGATCGACAACTTCGCTGAGGGTCTATTCAGTCCGCTTGATGACTTCCTTAGTGGAGCTATCGACACCCTGATGGCTAGCCTCAACGGCTCTGATGGTGGCGGTGGTATCTGGGGTTCCCTTGGTACGATCTTAGGTGCCTTTGGTGGCGTGAAAGTTGCTGCTGCTGGTGGTATTGTACCAACCACACCGTTCTCCAAATCCTATGCTGACAGCGTTCCTACAATGCTACAGCCAGGAGAGCTAGTTGTCCCTGTTGATCAGGTTGGCAACTTCATGAACGGTGGTAGTGGTGGTGGACAGACGTTCAACATCAACGTCACTGGCGATGTCTCACGTGCTACGCGCAGAGAGATCGTTGCTATGATGCCTCAGATTGCTAATGGGACCAATGCTCTCAACAAAGAGAATGGCATCCGCTAGCATGGACTACACTCAGGACCAAATCCTAGAGGCCCTGACACGTGCTACAACTACAATCAATTCCCGCAATGGTGAGACCCTATATGGTTACAACTGTTGCTGGGCGTTGGTTGTAGAGTACGACACAGAGCTAAGGGGCGAACGAGCTATCCTAGACTTACAGTACACCAGCCCTCAAGAGTTCCAAGAGGCTGTGTTGTCCGCTGGGTTCAAGGACTTCAGTGAGCTATCTGCCCACTACAACTACACAGAGGTCAGGAACAAGCGCCCTAAGATTGGGGACGTGGCCTACACAACACTGGACAACGGTTGCATCTCTGCACTGATCGTTGGCAAGACACGTTGGTTGACCGCTACAGGTTCCAAGGGCGTGAGACACTTACACCAATGGTCGTTCTTAGAGCGCCACATCCCACTAATCACAAGAGCACAAAGGAGCTGACAATGGCTTACTATTATAACGGGGCTACTATCTTAGCACCACTGAAGATTACATCAAACGAGCCTGTATTCGAGATGACCACAGTGTCACTCAAGACCCAACGAGCATCACAAGGTGCCCAGCGCTGGGAACTGTCCTTCGCCACTGCTACTTCAGCAGCTACAGAGGCAGATGCTATCCTAGGTGCTATCTCTGGCATCACAGTAGCAGACACAATGACCATGCCACAGTTACCTTCTGTAGACGCGGCCAACACTATTGGGGTTTCTAGGGCAATATCATCCGCCTCCGCTGGGGCAAGCTCCGTTAATCTCCACAATAACGGCTTTATGAGCAAGGGCACATTCGTTAAGTTCAGCAACCACGACAAGATCTACATGGTGACAGCTGACCACTCTGCTGGGGTCTCTCCTGTGTCTATCTATCCAACACTGCGTGTGGCTGTTACGGGGACAGACACCCTCAAGACAGGCTCTAGTGCTGTGCTGACGTACTACCGCAGCATCGACAACGCTATGGGCATCACCTTCACAGATGGCCTGCTGTCCAACGCAGGGTCCATCAATCTGATCGAGGCACTGTAATGGCTAGAGCATTCTCAACAAACGTTCAGGCTGCTATTGATAGTGGCAGTGCTGAATTCTTCATGCTGATCAAGCTGTCGTTCAACTCAACCTATAACCTCACAAGTCTCCCCTACGATGTGGTCTACGATGGCGACACGTACACCTCAGACGGCGGCTTGTTTGAAGTCTCTAGCCCTCGGTTCTCCTCAGTGGTCGATCGTGAAGCCTACCGTGTGGTCATTGCTGACAACATCAACCAGATGCTAGCTGAGTTCAAGGCTAACGTGGTTGGACACGACATCTCAGTTAAGCTGGGCTTCATGTCACCTGATGGCACTCCTCACTTGGATACTGCTGACGTTCTGGACATCTACAATGGCACAGCAGACAGCCCTAGCATCTCTAACGACCTAGAGCAACGCTTGGCTATCATTGAGGGCACTAGCCCAATGGCTGACCTAGACTTCGTAAACGTGTTCTACACATCCAAGGATGGCATGGACCAACGCAGCGCAACAGACACTTCGTTCGATGACATCTATGCAGATCACGAAGTCTCAATCAAGTGGGGGAAAGTCTAATGCCCTTAACAGCATTAGTCAAAGCTATCATCAATGTCATAGTGACAGTGGTCTCCGTAGCCCATCATGCGGCTCAACAGAAGAAGATGAAGAAGGCTATGGACGCTCGTAAGGGCTTTGAGTTCACAGTCTCTGGTGAGAGCGCACCTCTGCCTGTCGTCTACGGCAAACAAATCATAGGTGGTGTAGCTACATCACGTAAGGTGACTACAGGCTTTGAGGAGACATCATCCACAGAGGACACACTGTTCGCTGAGGGCCTACCAACAACAGCAGTCACTGGCACTAAGAGCGAGTTCTTGCACGTTCAGTACGCCCTATGTCAGGGTGGTATCGAAGGTGTCCAAAGCATGTTGGTCAACGGCCTAGCCTATGACGACGCTGAGGCTGGCTTCAAGCACCGCATCCGTATCTACAACGACACAATCGCATCCTCTCCCTCAAGCCACACAGCTATGGGCTTCCCATCGACTAACCTGTTCACAGGGGCTGCTAGTTCTACAGCTACCTACAGGCTCAACCGTGATGACTACAACTACAACGGTGAGCCAAGCGTACAGTTCCTAATGAAAGGCCGTAAGGTTCGTGCAGTAGAATTGAACACGGGTGTCTATAGCCTAGCGTCTACCTACGTCTACAGCAACAACCCTGTGTTGGTCCTGATTGACTACCTAACGAACGCTGAGTTCGGTCGTGGTCTGCCCGTGGCTAAGCTGGACCTAGAGAGCTTCTACAACGCTGCTGCTGTCTGTGACACTGTGGTGACTTCAGGTCGTGCTATCGGTGGCCTAGTCAACGGTGGTGCTGGTACGCGGAACATCCCGCTCTACGAGTGCAACATCACTCTGGACACTGAAGCTAGCATCCGTGAGAACATTGAGCGCATCCTAGAGACTATGGGCTTCTCTGAGATGATGTGGTCCCCAGAGGGCAGATACAAGCTCACATTGGACTACCCAACATCACTAGCTGAGACCAACACTTTGATCCCCAGCACTCACGTCTTCACTGATGACAACATCCTACGTGATGAGGTCTCTCTGTCGTGGCTATCAGCTTCACAGCGTAGCAACCAAGCCACAGTGAACTTCATGAACGAGCATGAGGACTTCAAAGAGGATAGCATGACTTGGCCCGTCTTTGGCTCTGCGACCTACACCACCTACCTCACTGAAGACAACCAACAGCCACTTAGGAAGAACCTTCAAGTCGCAGGCATCACTGACCCTTACCATGCGCTCGCAAGAGCTGAACAAGAGGTCAGGAAGTCACGGCAACTGTTTACGATTGAGTTCACTGCTGACAAGCAAGCTCTCTCTGTGGAGATCGGGGATCTTATCAAGCTGACCCTCTCTACCTCTGGGCTGACTGATGAGATCTTTAAGGTGAACGCTATGGAGATCCGAGCAGATATGTCTGTGAAGATCAGTGCCTATAGCTTCAGTCATGAGATGCTGGCATGGAACGTGAACGATGACATCGCCTATGCCACACGTCCTGTCTTTGATTTCGTTACAGAGCCTGTGACCTCTTTGGTCTACACAGCAGGGAGACCTTCTGGAGACCACACAGCACTAGCAGAACTCACTTGGACTGCTCCTATTGATGGCTCCTTCAAGTCTGTGGTCTACTACACAGATGGTGCTGGAGATCTAGCGATCCTTGGTGAGACTAGCAGTGACAACTTCTTCATCTACCCTCGTTCCGATTGGGCCGATGGGGAGAGCGTTGCGTTCACTGTAAAGGCACAGACGCCACTAGGGCGCTTGTCCACTGGTGTATCTGTGACCAACACTGTGGTGAAGACACCCCCTGCTCCTACATCCTTCAGTGCTGCTGAGGTACTCTATCAGACCAACAAGGCCTCTGGTGTCAAAGCTAGGGCTACTCTCAGCTTCTCTGAGCCTGTTGGTGGTGTTGAACCTAAAGACTACAGGGTCGAGTATTACCGTGACGAAGATGGCAGCACCTACGAGCTGCTAGGGTACACAGTTGGACAGACCTACGTCTTCAATGACATCAGGGCTGGCAACTACCACTTCAAGATCACACCTATCAGTTGGTTTGATGATGAGGGCACGCCTCTGGTTGGCACTAAGCTCATCTTGGGCCTCAGCGCTATCCCAGCAGACCCTACAGGCTTCACTAGCAAGGTTACTGACACAGGCATCCTGTTGTCATGGAACACCCCTAGTGACCTTGATGTTGTCTCTGGTGGCACTACTGAAATCAGGTACGTGAGGAACGATGTTGTTACGCCTAAGTGGGAAATCGCTCAGACTATCGTGAACAACATCAGTGGCTCTACAACAACAGCTACGCTACCTATTGCTGCTGGGTATTACTTGCTCAAGCACAATGATAGCTCAGGCAATGCTTGTGCTGAACCTGCGCAGCTGCTCAACTCCTTCGTTGGCCCAGACTTCAATGCTATCACTACGATAACAGAAGACCCTACCTTCGCTGGGACTAAGACCAACTGCACTGTCGTTGGTAGCAACCTAGAGCTAGACGCACTTGTCACCTCTATGACCTACCTGTTCAACAACAGCATCGACCTAGGTTCTGTTGAGAACATCCGGCTTGTTCCTAACTTAACTGCTGTCATCACTGATGGTGTAACTGTTGTGGCTGACTATGACCCTGTGTCTGCTGTCACCCGCTTTGCTGGTCCCATCGTTGATGCCTCAGTTAGCTTTGAGGTCAGGACTACCAATGATGATCCTGCTGGGACACCTACGTGGTCTGATTGGGAAACCTTCACGATTGGCAACTACAGAGCTAGGGCCTTCCAATTCAGGCTAACGGGTGTGGTAGCATCCACTACTTACACCATCGAAATCTCAGAGCTATCACTTACAGCAGACAAAGCTGATGTCTACAAGCGTAGCACTTCAACCTCAAGTTCTAGCGCTGATACTACTGTGACCTTCGCCACTGCGTTCTATGGTGGCATTGGTGGCACTGACCTGCCTCACGTTGGCTTCAGTACCATCGGCGGTTCTGCTGGTGACAGCATAGACATCGTGTCTATTACTAAGAGCACGTTCGTCTACTCAGTCTACAACGCAGGCGCTAGGGTAGTTCGAAACATCTCTTGGCAAGCTATCGGCCAATAAACTTAGCAGGCTCCCTAACGGGGGCTTGCACACTCATTCAATATAAAGGAGGCCTTCATGGCTACTACAACAAGGGTCTTAACGGCCAGTGTAAACGGTACGGTCTACACCACAAACGCGAACGGTGCCCTAGAGGCCATCGACACATGCCACTCAGGCGCTACCGCACCCACTAACGAAGTGGCTAACGGTAAGCTCTGGTTGGACACAACAACAACACCTGGCATCCTAAAGATGTACAACAACGCAGCTTGGGAAGAAATTGGTGGCTCTACGTCCAGCCCTACGTTTGTTGACGGAACCTTCACAGGCGATGTTACTATTGGAGATGACCTATACCTGACTGGTCCTACTCCAAGAATCCTCCTGGTTGATAACGATATTGCTGATGAGTACACTCAGCTAGCCAACGCAGGCGGTAACACCATCCTCGGCAGTCGCAATGGAGCTACTAACGGGCAGCTCATATTCAGGGGCGAAGGCGGTGGAGTGAACACAGAGTACGCTCGGTTTTCCGCGGCTGGTAACTTTGGCATCGGCAACAGCACCCCGCACGCCCTACTTCATGTGGGCAGTACCGATACCGTCCTTGGGGGAACCGCTGGGAACGACGTAAATCTTCTGACGCTACAAGCTGACGTCAGTAACAGCGACTTACTCCAGTTCACTTCTGAGCGCCTCACAACAGGCACAGCTTGGACGACTGCTGCTCACCGTATTCAGCGCAAGGTTGACACTAGCTTCATGGGATACATGCAGTTCGGCAACAAAGCGTCCGACTTGATAACCTTCGGTGAAAACGCTGCGGAGTATATACGGATTGACGGGGGAGGAAATTTGCTTGTGGGTAAAACTGATACAGCTACTGGGACTGTTGGTGTACAAGCGAAACCTAACGGTAGCATATACGGCACAAGAGATGCTGGCTCACCCCTTGTTGTCAATAGATTGACGAGTGACGGTGCTATCGTCACTATTATGAAGAACACCGTAATTGTGGGGAGTATTGGGTCCAGATCAGGTTCTAGCAATATTTTTATAAATAGCACAGCCAACTCAGGACGTCTTGCTTGTAATGGTACGGAAAAGTACGGTTGGAATCTTACTACTTTCTGGGCTACCACCGATAACGCTAATGATCTGGGATCAAACTCCAATCGTTGGGACGATGTATACGCCACCAACGGCACTATCCAAACATCTGACCGCAATGAGAAGCAACAGATCGCTGCACTCACAACAGCAGAGATCACAGCAGCTAAGGCTATCAGTGCTGGCTTCAAGACGTTCAAGTGGAACGACAGCGTAGCTGAAAAGGGTGCAGAAGCCCGTACTCACTCAGGTGTAATTGCTCAAGAAGTAGAGCAAGCACTGACTGACGCAGGGCTGGACGCTGGTGACTATGCGTTCTTCATCAGCAATACTTGGTGGGAAACACACACAGAAGTCCCAGCGGTTGAGGCTGTAGAAGCTGCCTATGAGGACGTAGTTATCCCCGCAGTGCTTGATGCTGATGGCAATGAGCTTGAAGCTGAACGCACAGAGCAACGGCTTGTAACTGAGGCTGTAGAGGCTAAGGAAGCCTACACACGCACTGATACTTACCACACGCTAGCAGAAGCCCCAGAAGGAGCTACTGAACGCACACGTAAGGGTATCCGCTATCCTCAGTTGCTGGCCTTCGTAGGTGCTGCAACAGAGCAGCGCTTAGCTTCTATTGAAACACGATTAGCTGCACTCGAAGTATAACAAATTGGCCCTGCTAGAAATAGTGGGGCCTTTTGTCCAATTAGGGGTTTCAATCCCAGAACAACCAGACTATGACAGTCTCACAACAAACACAAAGGAAATACTGTGGACAACTATCAAGAATTCTCTACCCGTGCAAACGTGGTAACACGACGCACTTACAACCGGCCAAAAGACGACGGCACATTTGAGACCTGGGCCGAAACTGTCAACCGCGTTATCGGGCATCAGCAGTGGCTGTGGGAACGTGCTAAAGGCAACACCCTGGATATGTCAGAGATCGTTGAGCTTGAGAAGCTTCGCATTCTGATGATGGAACGCAAGGCCACCGTGTCTGGTCGCACCCTGTGGTTGGGTGGCACAGATGTGGCTAAGCGACGCGAGGCCTCCCAATTCAACTGCTCGTTTGGTCAAGTTGAAACTGTGCATGATGTAGTGGATGCTATGCACCTACTGCTGCAGGGTTGTGGCGTAGGCTTTGAACCAGTGGTTGGTACACTCAATGGGTTCGTGCGGGCTACCAAAGTCACCACGATCCGTTCAACGAAGAAGACAGGCGATCCTAAAGGTTGCCCCAACAACCAAGCTTGGTTCACTACTAACGCAGACGGTGGCAAAGAATGGCACCTCAAGATTGGTGACAGTGCTGACGCTTGGGCTAAGGCCTTAGGCAAGCTGTTTGCTATGAAGGAAGCAGTGGACAACATCACCATTGACTACACAGAAATCCGTGCAGCGGGTGAACGTCTAAAGGGTTACGGTTGGATTAGCTCAGGCGACAACACAGTGCACATTGCTATGGCTGCCATCTGTGCCATACTTAGCAAGCGGGCGGGTGAGCTCCTGACACGCATGGACATCCTGGACGTGCTCAACTGGATGGGAACAACTTTGTCTTCACGTCGTTCAGCAGAGATTGCTCTGGTCCCTGTCAATGACGCAGAGATTGACGACTTCATCTCAGCCAAGAAAGACTTTTGGCTTCATGGTAACGAGCATCGTCAACAGTCCAATAACTCTGTGGTATTCGAGAAGAAGCCAACAAAGTGGGAGCTCAGCTACATCTTCGACAAGATGGTCGAGGCTGGTGGCTCAGAACCTGGGTTCATCAATGCCGAGAGTGCTAAGAAGCGTGCACCTCACTTTAAGGGTGTCAATCCGTGCGCGGAGATCCTGCTAGGAAACAAGAGCTTCTGCAACCTGGTCGAGGTTGACTGGGGTAAGTATCTCCAAGACTTTGGTGGACTGCAAGAGGCCATCGAGATCGTTGCGCGTGCTAACTACCGTCAGACTTGCGTAAACCTTGATGATGGTGTTCTGCAGCGGTCCTGGCATGAGCTCAATGAATTCCTCCGTCTTTGTGGTGTTGGTGCTACTGGCATCGTTAAGTTCCTTGACCACCACACAGGCATGAACAACGTCGTGACTATGCTTCAGGCGCTTCGTGCTTCAGCTAAGAACGGTGCGAACTCTATGGCCGACGAGCTGGGCTTGCCGCGCGCTAAGCTGGTGACCACAGTGAAGCCATCGGGAACCCTGAGCAAGATCATGGACACAACCGAAGGAGTGCACAAGCCACTAGGGAAATACATCTTCAACAACGTGACCTTCTCTAAGCATGACGAAATCATCCCAACGCTCAAGTCAGCTGGTTACAAAGTTATCGAAAAGCCATTCGAAGTTGAGAGCGTGCTGGTGACCTTCCCTGTTGCATATGAAGACGTCAAGTTCGATGTAGTGGATGGTAAGCACGTGAACATCGAGACTGCCCTAAGTCAGCTAGATCGCTACAAGTTGATGATGGATAACTACGTGGACCACAACTGCTCCATCACC